CACCCGCGTCGCGATCGGTGGTGTTCTCACTACCGCGCTAAAAAAGCGCGTCAGTGCTGCTGGCTTATTCAGTGAGCCGAATGACTTGGCTGTAACGACGAGCGCATAGCACGATCGACAATCGGAAGCCTTTACTCTTCCCGGTTCTGCCCAATCAGACTGTCCACCGGCGGTACCCGAGTTTCCGATTCCATCTGCGCGTCGTGCTCGATCTGATGGCTGAACTGGTCAAGCGAAGCCTGAGCCGGTTTGGCATCGCTGGCGAACACGGGCGGGCTGAGCATGTAGGCACCGAGCAATTTGCTCAGGGCAGCCAGGCTGTCGATATGCGTGCGCTCATAGCCATGCGTCGCATCACAGCCGAACGCCAGCAGCGCCGTACGAATGTCGTGGCCCGAAGTCACCGCCGAGTGGGCGTCACTGTAGTAGTAGCGGAACAGGTCGCGGCGCACCGGCAGTTCGTTCTCCACACCCAGGCGCAGCAGATGGCGCGACAGGTGATAGTCATAAGGCCCGCCCGAATCCTGCATTGCCACGCTGACCGCGTGCTCGCTGGAGTGCTGGCCAGGCGCGACGGGTGCGATGTCGATTCCGACAAACTCACTCACGTCCCATGGCAATACGCCCGCAGCACCCGTACCGGTTTCTTCGGTAATGGTGAACAGCGGGTGGCAGTCGATCAACGGTTCGGCACCGCTGTCGACAATCGATTTCAGCGCAGCCAGCAAGGCGGCGACGCCAGCTTTGTCGTCCAGATGGCGGGCGCTGATGTGCCCGCTTTCGGTGAACTCAGGCAGCGGGTCGAAGGCCACGAAGTCGCCGATCCCGATACCCAGCGACTCACAGTCGGCGCGGGTGGTGCAGTAGGCATCCAGACGCAGTTCGACGTGGTCCCAACTGATCGGCATCTCATCGACCGCCGTATTGAAGGCATGCCCGGATGCCATCAGCGGTAATACGCTGCCGCGAATGATGCCGGTGTCGGTGAACACACTGACCCGGCTGCCTTCGGCAAAGCGGCTCGACCAGCAGCCGACAGCCGCCAGCGCCAGGCGACCGTTGTCCTTGACCTCGCGCACGCTGGCACCAATGGTATCCAGGTGCGCGGAGACGGCGCGGTCGGGCGAGTTCTGCTTGCCCTTGAGCGTCGCGCGAATGGTGCCCCGGCGTGTCAGTTCGAAGGGAATGCCTATTTCTTCCAGGCGTTCGGCGACGTAACGCACGATGGTGTCGGTAAAGCCGGTCGGGCTTGGGATCGCGAGCATTTCCAACAGAACTTTCTGCAGGTACTTCAGATCCGGATCGGGGATATTTGCAGGGGTCATGGAAGGCTCCTCTTGGGTAAAACGGCAAACAACGAGCTGATGCGGCAACTGGATCGCCGCTTCAGCCCAGGGCTTGGAGCTGTCTAGGTGTGAGCCGGCAAGCTGTGCGGAAACAGCAGGTCGACGAAGCGTTCGGCAGTGGGTTGAGGTTCGTGATTGGCCAGCCCGGCACGCTCATTGGCTTCAATGAACACGTACTCGGGTTGATCGGCAGCCGGGACCATCAGGTCCAGGCCGACCACCGGAATATCCAGCGCGCGGGCGGCACGTACTGCCGCATCCACAAGCACCGGGTGCAGAATGGCCGTGACGTCTTCCAGGCAGCCACCGGTGTGCAGGTTCGCAGTGCGACGTACGGCCAACCGCTCGTCCATCGGCAGCACCGTGGAGTAGTCATGGCCGGCTTCGCGCACGGTGCGCTCGGTTTCTTCATCCATCGGGATGCGGCTTTCGCCATCGGTGGCGGCTTCGCGACGGCGGCTCTGGGCTTCTATCAACTGCTTGATAGTATGGCGGCCATCGCCGTTGATCTCAGCCGGACGACGAATCGCGGCGGCAACCACCTCGAAACCGATCACTACGATGCGCAGGTCGAGGCCTTCGTGGAAGCTCTCGAGGATCACGCGGGAGTCGAACTGACGGGCGCGTTCGATGGCGTTCTGCACATCCTCGAACGTGCGCAGGTCTACGGCAACGCCCTGACCTTGCTCGCCGTCCAGCGGCTTGACCACCACCTGCCCGTGTTCCTCGAGGAACGCACGATTGTCGTCCTCGCTGCCAGCCCGTTGCTGGGAAGGCAAGCTTAGCCCTGCGGCCTTGAGTGCCCGATGGGTCAGGCTTTTGTCCTGGCAAAGCGTCATGCTCACGGCGCTGGTCAGATCGCTCAGCGACTCGCGACAGCGAATACGCCGTCCGCCATAGCTGAGGGTAAACAGTCCTGCATCCGCGTCGTCCACCTGCACGTCGATACCGCGCCGATGGGCCTCTTCGACGATGATCCGCGCATAGGGATTGAAATCCGCTTGCGGGCCAGGGCCGAGGAACAGCGACTCGTTGATACCGTTCTTGCGCTTGATGGCAAAGGTCTGCAGATTGCGGAAATTCAGCTTGGCGTAAAGTGCCTTTGCCTGCTCGTTATCATGCAGCACTGACAGGTCCAGGTAGCTCAGGCCACGGCTCATGAAATGCTCGACCAGATGCCGAACCAGCACTTCACCGACGCCTGGGCGAGTGCATTGCGGATCGACCGCCAGGCACCACAGGCTGCTGCCTTTTTCCGGATCGTTGAACGCTTTTTGATGATTGAGCCCCATCACGCTGCCGATGACCGTGTTGGTGCTCTCATCCTCAGCGATCCAGTAAACCGGGCCACCCTGATGACGGGGTGTCAGCAATGAATGGTCGATCGGCAGCATGCCGCGCGCCAGATACAGATTATTGATCGCCTGCCAGTCCGCCTCGCTCTGTGCGCGACGAATGCGATAGCCGCGAAATACCCGCTGTGCAGGGCGGTAGTCGCTGAACCACAGACGCAGTGTGTCTGAGGGATCAAGGAACAATTGTTGCGGAGCCTGCGCCAGCACCTGTTGAGGCGCGGCCACATACAGCGCAATGTCTCGCTCGCCCGGTTTCTCGTGCAGCAGGTCCTGAGCCAGCGCGGCCGGATCCGGATAGGTGTGGCCGATCAGCAGTCGGCCCCAGCCACAGTGCAGCGCCAGAGGCTCGGCCTCCAGCGGGCTGCCGTCTTCGGCGAAGCGCGCCTGCAGACGTTCGTACGAGGGCGACTGTCGGCGCAACAGGCGTTGGCTGTAAGTCGTCGCATTCTGCTTCATGGGATCACAGTCCTTGTTCGCTGAGCCACAGGTTCAGCGCTGCCAACTGCCACAGCTTCGAGCCACGCAGCGGGGTCAGTTGACCTTGCGGATTGGTCAACAGCTTGTCGATCATGGCCGGGTTGAACAGGCCACGGTCCTGGCTGGAGTCCGTCAGCAGCTCACGCACCCAGTTCAGGGTATCGCCCTGCAAATGCTTGAGGCCAGGCACCGGGAAGTAGCCTTTTTTGCGGTCGATCACTTCGGATGGAATGACCATGCGCGCGGCTTCTTTGAGCACCTGCTTGCCGCCATCCGGCAGCTTGAACTTGCCTGGAATCCGGGCGGACAGCTCGACCAGTCGGTAATCCAGAAACGGTGTGCGCGCTTCCAGGCCCCAGGCCATGGTCATGTTATCGACACGTTTGACCGGGTCGTCCACCAGCATCACGGTGCTGTCCAGACGCAAAGCCTTGTCGACCGCTGCGCTGGCACCGGGCTGTGCGAAGTGGTCGCGGACGAAATCACCGGCTGCATCGTTGGCGGTCAGCCATTTGGGTTGCACGGTTTCGGCGTATTCGGCGTAACTACGGTCTACAAAGGCGTCGCGATAGGCTGCAACCGGATCGCTCGCACCATCGACCTGCGGGTACCAGTGATAACCGGCAAAGAGTTCGTCTGCACCCTGGCCGCTCTGAACCACTTTGCAATGCTTGGCCACTTCACGCGACAGCAGATAGAACGCGATGCAGTCGTGGCTGACCATCGGCTCGCTCATCGCGCGGAACGCGGCAGGCAGTTGCTCGATGATCTCGCTTTCCTGAATACGCAACTGGTGATGGCGCGTGCCGTAGTGTTTGGCGATCAGGTCCGAATACTGGAACTCGTCGCCGCGCTCGCCGCCCGCATCCTGGAAACCGATCGAGAAGGTGGACAGGTCTTCAACGCCCACTTCACGCAACAGGCCGACCAGCATGCTGGAGTCGACACCGCCCGACAGCAGCACACCGACGTCCACCGCAGCGCGTTGACGAATCGCCACGGCTTCGCGTGTGCTGTCGAGTACGCGGTCGCGCCAGTCTTCCAGCGTGAGGTTTTTCTCGTCCTCATGCGGACCGTACGGCAGCGTCCACCAGACTTTCTGTTCCACCTGGCCACTGGCGTCGATACGCATCCAGCTGGCCGGCGGCAGTTTTTCAACGCCCGCCAGCAGTGTGCGCGGTGCAGGCACCACGGCGTGGAAATTCAGGTAGTGATTGAGGGCGACCGGGTCGAGCATCGGGCTGATGTCGCCGCCTTTAAGCAGTGCAGGCAGCGACGAGGCGAAGCGCAGACGCTTGTCGGTCTTCGACAGGTACAGCGGCTTGACACCCAGACGATCGCGGGCGATGAACAGGCGCTTGCTGTCCCGCTCCCAGATGGCGAATGCGAACATGCCATTGAGCTTGGGCAGCATGTCTGCGCCCCAGGCATGGTAGCCCTTGAGCAGCACTTCGGTGTCGCCACCGGAATGGAACTGATAGCCCAATGCTTCAAGCTCGGCGCGCAGCTCAGGGAAGTTGTAGATCGCGCCGTTGAAGGCCATGGACAGACCTAGCGTGCTGTCGATCATCGGCTGAGCCGATCCATCAGACAGGTCCATGATTTTCAGTCGGCGGTGACCAAGGGCAATCGGCCCCTGGCTGTGAAAACCCCACGCATCCGGGCCGCGAGGCGCCAGCTCATGGGTAATGCGTTCAACAGCGGCAAGATCCGCTGGTTGATGGTCGAAACGTAGTTCACCTGCTAATCCACACATGTTGCTTGAACCCTTTGGTTTTCGGCAATCTAGGCGTCACTGGCTTTTTGGTCGTACCACTTTCGTACCACTTTCCAGCATTTTCAGCTTATCAAGCTCAGCCCAATCGTTCGGCGAGTTGATCCACTTGGCATAGGTGGAAAGCAGCACTTGCACGCTGTGTCCGAGTTGGGCGGCGATGAATGCCGGGTTCATGCCAGCCATCAGGCACATAGTCGCGTACGTGTGGCGCGTGTCGTACATCCTGCGGCGTCTGATTCCGAGCTTACGCAGCGCAGCCAGCCAGTAACGTTTTTGACTCGTCTCGGAGCGGATAAACATCTCCGATTTCTCACCTGTTCCACTGGGCGCGAACACGTAATCTGAGCGTGCCTCGGTGAGCGGTCTGGCTTTTTCGAGTGCGTGCAATGCGCGATCGTTCAATAAAACCTTCCGATTTTTCTTCGTTTTGGTGCGTTCCTGTATCACGCCGCGTATCTGGATACGACACACGTTGGCGGTTTTCCCGAGCCGATCAATCTCGCTCCAGCGCAGCGCCATCACCTCTCCTGGGCGCATGCCGGTATAGAAGCAGAACTCGAAGTAGGCGGCGTAAACGAGGGTCATGCCGCTCGTCACCCGGTAGAGCTGAGCGATAATCAGGTCGCCTTCTTCCTTGGTGAATGGGTCGACCTCACGCTTCGGTACTTTCGCGCCGGGGATAGACAGGGCGGGATTGCGAATGATCAGCTCATCAGCTACCGCCTGCTGGAAAATCGACACCAGTAGCCCGACCACGCCCTTGCGGCGCGACGGTGAAGTCCACTCGATATCATTCATGATCTTGCGAAGCCTGACCGACGTGATGCTGTCGATCGGCAGGTCTGCCAGATATGGAATCCAGTATTTCTGGATCGCAGATTTGTAGCTCCCGCGAGTCCCTTCAACAATCTGCAAGCTATCCAGCCAGTCTTGGGCATAGTCGAAAAAAATCGGCTTCACCTGGTCCTGCACCGCAACGCTGCGCGTATTGGGGAACAGCTCGGAATACTTCTCTGCTGTGAGAGCTCCGAGCTTATCCAGGCCCTTTACTTGAGCACGTAGACTCGCTGCTGCTGCGATTCCTTTCGCAGTTTGGGGGAGGGGGAGCGTCTCGCAGCACCGCTTCTTGTTCCAGGAGAAGCGAATTCGGATTGTCCGCCCGACAAGCTCGACCCCGGCCGGCAGGTCCACAGGCTTTCTATCCATTCGTCATATCTCCGTTTGCTGTACATGATCCGACCATCAATCTTCATCCACACCCAGTTGGGGATGACTCCCTTCTCGCGCTTACGTTGGAGCGCCTTCGCGGTACACCCCACCAGCTCGCTCATCCGTTTTTCCGTTACCTTGTCTTGCCCGGTGTCTTGCAGGTTTTCGGCTGCGGACATTGCTGTTCCTCCTGACTCGTCAGGTGTTGATTGATCGCCGAAACTGAGTGCCTCAGCTTTCATCGTCGCGCGCTGCCTTCTTCGATTTAATCCACTCTTCGATTTCAGCCAGGTCATAGCGTGGGCGTGCCTGGCGCGAATCGCTTGTCTTGATAGGTTTCGGGAAAGTGGCGTCTTTGTTCCGGAGCTTGTTTAGGCCGGACTGAGTTTGCATGCCAAGCATCTGGCGCAATTCCTGGTTGCCGATCAGTGTGGTGCGTTGTGGTTTTTCCATGTCTAGCCTCTTGATGATTTATCAGGCTCGGTGGTCTTCGAATCTGACGCGTCAGTCTGCGCCACGATTTGCGGAGGTCTTGTTTCGTGGCGCGCTACGATCTGTTCGCCGGAGGCAGAGCCGGTTTTGACTCGATGAAGACACTGCTCTCAACCTGGCCTCCGACGTGGCGGATGTAGTCGATTTCGACGCGCGCGGTATCGACGATCACCTTGGCCACATTGCTGACGGCGTCAGCTTTGCGCACTGCCATGTCGAGCTTGTCACCATCGGCCTCAACGAGGTTTTCCAGCGCAACGAACAGGTGATCACGCAGATCGGAAAGTTTATTTTTCATTGCCACGCTTCCTTTTGATGGTCTTTCGGATTTCGTTCTGCAGGTGCAGCACGTCCACAAGATCTTCGGGTAGGTGCTGATAGTTGGGGCAGGTCTTAACGACGTGTTCGCTCACAGTACGGAGGCACAGGTTGTCCAGGCTTACGTTCTTGCGGTTACCGTCCTTGGCAGCGACGATGTGTCCGTCCGGAACCGGCCCGTTGACCAGTTCCCACGCATGGATGTGTAGGCCTTTCCAGATATCGGGCTGGCCAAGCTTGATCAGCACCCTCGTTTGCTCATGCCGCAATGAACCTAGCGGCTTCTCCCAGCACTCTCGGCCGAACCGCTCTGCACCGGCTTGCATGTTTGCTGCGCCCAGGTCGCGCATGTACTTGCTGCTTTTCTTTACACCCAGCAGGTACGCACGATGTGAAACAGATGCATACGAGCGGCCCGGCAGCTGCCGCGACAGAGCGTCATAGCTGTTCTCGGGGTATTGCTCGCGAAGAACGGCGTCCTCTGCTGAGGTCCAGCCGACGCGCTTGGTCCTCGGGCAAACGGTTTCAGTGTTCATCTTCGCGCAGCCCCGATTCAGCGACCGTCCGCAGCTTGAGCGCGATCCCGCAGGAGTTGGCCAACCCGGTCAGTTGGCCGACGGTGGTGGCCGGGTCTTGAAGCGCCTGCCCAAAGCGGATCAGACGCTCGCCCAGGCTTTCGAACTCGGTGCGCATGTGGAGCTGTGCTCCTTGCGTGAGCGTGCTCATGACTGCCGCTCCTGGCCCCACGCACGCGGATAAGCCTGCATGGCCCGATCAATCTCGGCATCGAGGTCACTATCGGTCAGCACGTTCTGGTGTCGATCACGCAGAGCCAAGTCCTGACGCGGCGTGTCCAAAGCCACGTCGCGCAGCCAGCGGTAGCGCCGGGCGTCGGCAGCGGAAAGCACGGGGTCATTGATGTTTTCGACGGTCTTGGCAATTTCAGGATTTTCCGTAATTAAACTACCCGCCAGATGGGTAGTTAACAGATCGGGCTCCAACGTCTGCTCAAGACGCTGCTTGAACATCACCAGTACGCGAAGGGCCTGACCAGCCTTCTCTTCTGCCTCTTCCTCGTCGTCCCCATCGCGCAGGGCCTGCTGCTTGATTTCTTCCGAGACCGTCAAGTAAAGCCCTGGCACTTCGCTGACCAGTCGGCGCAGAGCAGGCGCGGGGTCCTGCTCGGCTGCGACGATCTGGTTTTCCAGTTGTTCGGCATAGCCGACCTTGTCACCAGTGCTAAGCGCAGAGATCTCGGCTCCGCCGCGACCGATCATCACGGTTGAGCCGACCTGTAGAAAGGGAGCTAAATCGCCAATATGCTCGCCTTCACGGGCCTTCAGCACGACTGTGATTTCAGATGTTTGGTGCATTGGAGTCTCCAATTTCAGGCAAGCTGATAGCCCGCCGATTAACTTGGCTTTCGTTCAGTGTTGTGGAGTTACTTGAGGGAAGTTACGACTTGAATAGCCCGAACACTTCCCGCTTACCTTTACCGATCATTCCTGTTAATGCAGAAACCTTGACTTGTGCATCCGTGTGTCGCTTGGCTTGATCCGCGTCAAGTTCTCCAAGGCGCGTATGTTTCATAACCTCTTTGCACTTCGAGAACTCACGACGAACACCGCGCATCGCTGTGTCAATTGCAATGAATGCTTGATCGGATGGCGGAACAATTCGGTATCCTTTCCCGCGTACGCTGACGATATAAATCTGATACTGAGTGAGCAGAGCCTCTTTGAACTGCTCTACACGATCAAGAATAACGAACTGGCAGTTGACCATTTCGGAGGCGGTCGTTGGCTTGGGAAGGTTGAGCGCCCAGGTCAGCCAGTCATGGCTGATCAACTGGCCGTCCGCAAACTTGTCTTCGTGGAAAAGCTCCAGCGCCTTTTCCAGCGACCAGCTATTTGGCTTGAGAGGAACGATGCTCATTGCATTACCTCGACAGTGAAGCGGCCGAATTTCGGGCGGTAGTCACCCACGCCGCAATACTGGCCGGCGTCTTCCAGGCACTTGAGCACCTGCGCCCGGTCGATGGACTCTTGGTCGAATGCGATTTCGCAGATGGTCGACCACTCGCGGAAGAGAGGGCGGTACCGGGTAATCCTTGCAGTGCCAACTTTGACCGAGCGGGCATCATAGAACGCCTCATCCCACAGTCCTTCGACTGTGCGAGGGCCTTCGTAAATGATAGGGCAGCGGGAGTCCATGATTTCAACTGAGCGCTTGAGCTGGGTGCCCATCTTTGAAAGTTTGCCACCAGCAACAAGAGACGATTCGATATTGATGCCGGGCAAGTACGGACCGATATCATCGGAAAAGTAAAGACCGCCACGCCACTCACTGCGAGCGATAAGTTCATGGTCTTCATCTGACTTCTTGCGTTTCGAAGTTAGAACTTTGTGAGCCTTAGTCAGCTTGTTCAGCGGGTCGGCGAAAACATCCGCGTGAATTAAAAGCGGACGGGTGCCGATGATCTTAACTTTCAAAGTTTGCATGTGATGCCTCTTAGTTTCGCTGCGTGTGCCTATTCGCCGAATGCGATGCACGTTGCTTTGCGTGTTTAACTTGAAAGCAGCCTCGGTGAAGTTGCTTTCAAGTTGCCACCAGATACGCTGATGGCCCCGTGCGGATTACCGCCCTTGCCCAGCCATACCAAGCGCTGCCATGCCACGCCACGCCAAGCCAAGCCACATGGTTCTTCCGCACCGCAATGACCTCTCAGTGAAAGGCCATTACGCTGTTGTCAGCCCTTGCCATGCCACGCCGGACCCTGCCCGGCCTAACCCGACCTGACCAAACCCGACCACGTGATGACTCTCGCCACCGGAAAACCCCCTCAAGGAAGGGGCAGACCGCTGTAAACAGCCCTCGCCTTGCCACGCCGCGCCATACCCTGCCCAACCCAGCCATGCCATACCCGGCCTTGATGCTTACGCACCGGACAGCATCCTCTGCCGAAGATGCTCGCCGCTGTTAAGCAGTCAGGCAAGGAGCACTCCTTGATTGCTTTGATCTTGGTCATTCTGCTGATCCGGATCTGCTGGAGCTGCACAGGCAAAGCTAATGATCCCTTGCGCGAATGCAGTCGCGACCATTGCTGCCTGGCGCTTTACGCCCAACTTGTACATCGCGCTCGCGATACGCTTAGCTGCGGTGGAGGGTGACATTCCCAAAATACGAGCGGCCTCTTTAACCGTCTTGCCGTTGGCCACAGCCAGAACGCATTGAAGCTCGCGCGGCGCCAAGCCTTGCCCTAAGAATCCTTTCCAGCTACCAAGCTCAATGTTCATGTCAGTCCTCAAATAACCGCAGGTGTTAATTCGTTAGGTGGAATTTAGACCTGTTCGCGCATGAGGTCAACACCTGCGGTTATATATTTTTAAGTTTTTTGTGGTTCCGTATTTACGGGGCGTAAAAAAACCCGCCTAGGACGGGTGTTTTGCAAGGGTAGGCGGTGAGATAACGGTTAAAAGCTGCGACCGTTCCACCAGTAAATCACTTGGGCGAGGATGTGAATATCATCTGCACGCGCCGCAGGAACTGGCAGATCTCGGTACTGAGCATTGTCAGAAATGATGGATAAGCCGTCCAGGTTTCTTTGTATACGCTTGATCAAGAGTTGACCGTGCAGCTGGAAAAAATAGATCGCATCCGATTCCACCGTAGTGATCCCGATATCTATCATCACGGCATCGCCATTGCGGATGGTTGGCGACATGCTATCTCCGCGGCCGGAAATCAGCTTGAGGTTTTCCAGTGCGGAAAATGTGAGATTTTGTCGAACCCAACGAGCATCCAGGCTCATGTTCTCCACCACCATGTTCATTTCCGGCATGTCTATGCCAGGCCCCATCGAAGCCCTCACATCGTAGCGAGGGACCACGACAACTGGCTTGTAGTCGCGGATCTTCTGAGCCAGAGCAGACGGCAGCCCTTGAACGTCTATAGCCTGATCCGCTTCGACTCCATCGCTTGGCAGGACGAAGCTGCTTAAGGATTTCTGCAGGGATTCGTCCCATATAGCGCCAACCACCTTTCCTGCACCGCCAGGCCCGTTTATTTCGGCGGCGATCCGAGGGCTGAATTCGCTCACTGCTACTTCAAGCAGCCGAGAAATCTTGAAGGCGAACTCAAGGTTGATGGCGTTACGACCATTCAAGTACATGGATAAGCCAGCCTGAGACATGTTCAGTTGCTCAGCTAGCGCTTCCTGCGTCAGTCCGAGATCAGCACGCTTACGCATGTAGATGCTCTTGAGTTGAGCACACTCGGCTTTCTCTTCGGGGGTTAGATCACGTTTTTTCATGCGACAACTCTATAACCGTGGGTGATCAAAAACAAAAACCGCAGGTGTTGATTTTTTAATCACCAGCGGTTATTTTGTGTCGCAATAGCCATTTCAGGTGAGCGTATGACGCCTATTCCCCTGAGCGTATTCGTCCAAGACAAAGGGCAAGACGAAGCCGCTAAGTTCCTCGGCTCTAGCCAAGCTGCAATTTGCAAAGCTCTCAAGTCCGGTCGATTGATACTGGTTCACGAAGATCATCCGGGGATTTTCTCCGCGATTGAGCTTAAAGGATTCCCTTCCAGCGGGCTTAGTCAGAAGGCTCGGCCAAATCTTGAACAAATTGTGGAGCAGATTTCTCGCTTCGGACAGGGGCTTGGCGTAGCTGTTCATCCATCCAGTATCGGCGCGCCGCAATGACTGCGCAGACCATCGAGCACCATTTTCAGCTGAGAATCACCCCGCAGGCGCTGGCGCAGAGGGCAACTGCACGCAGTAGGGATGAAATGGATTCCAGTTATGAAGATCATGTTCTAACCGAGGGCCTGACCAGGTCCTTCCAATCATCGGCGATTGTCGATTTTATTGAGTACATGAAATGAACAAGCGCCCATCCCAGTATTTGTTGACCGGCTGATTTTTCGGCAGGCAACAAAAAGCCCGCTTCGCAGGCGGGCTTCTTAACCAGACCCTTCGCAGGGGTCTTCGTACTACTACGTCTGTTTACAAGGACTGCACTAATGCACGCGAAAAATAGCACCACTCAAGAAGTAACGCAACAGCGTCTGACCGCAGAAATCGGGTTTTGCGATGCGCCTATTGATAACCGGGGCGTCATGATCTTCAACGTTGCCGGTGGGACCAATACAGAGGACGCGCTTGAAACCGCCAAGGTCCTGTCCTCTGGCCTCCACCAAATCTGCAATCACCTTCACGACAGTTTGAATATGGGCGAGATGGCTTATTGCGATGGCGTCAAGGCCCTTGGCTTTCTGGCTGAAACGGTCAGCGCACTGATCTGGTCTGTACAGCGCAGCGCGAACGCCGCTGCTGATGTGGGGGCAAAACAATGAAGGCACCAATGTGGAACCAGTTACTGGTCGACGTTGAGCGGGAGTATCCGGCCTGCTCACAGCCTGGCGCAAAGCTGTCGTCGGGTCAGGTTGAGCAACTGCTGGCCGTTGAGAATGCGAGCGAGAACTTCAACATCACGATTCTGCACGGTGTAGCTGCAATGGGTGAGCTTCTCGCTCACGCTTCTACTACCGCCGGCCTGGACGATGATGTCGTGCAAGGCGCGGGTTACCTCATTCAGTCCCTTGCTCTGCTTTCGATGGCAATGACTGAATCAGGCGCTGCCGCGACGTACAAGCTGGCGAACATCCCTCACAAAGGGGCGGGCCAATGACTACTCCTATCAAAACCATTGCCGACTGCGCAGCTGAGGCCGAGTTTCAGCTGCTCTGCGCCAAGAATCACATGGATTGGCTGCTGGCGTTGGCGCACGGGATTCAGTTGGCGCACACCCATGGACAAGATGAGGCGGCTTCTCAACTTCTCAGTTTGGCAAGCTATCTGAGCGATACCGGCTTCGCTAATACCTCCGCTGCAATCAAAGAGTTTGGCGATCTGGCCGAAACGCCGACCGCGCCACGAAATGCTGATAACGAAATCGTGGCGCGGAAAGGGAAGGGTGGCAAATGAAAGCCTCAATTCAGAAATCCCTTAGACCGTTGAGAAAGAGCAAAACATTGGCACTAGTCGAGCCGAAACCTGCGATCGGTGAGCTGTTGTCCGATGCCACTCTGGACGCTCGCGACATGTGCTCGATGAACTTCGCAAGGCTTGAGCACCGGAAGCTAGCGGAGATTTTGCTTCGCCAAATCATTCCGGCTCTGGGTGGCTATAGCAACGAGCTCGCTTGCGACATCGCCAGGCACCTCGAACAGATCCAGACGTTCAGCGGCAACTACTGCTGGAGGCACCGCCACGTCGGAGCATCGCATGGCGAAGTGGGCAAGCGCCCCGGTATCGACGACAAGGGGAGAGGCCAATGAACCTTATCACCAGCACCTCCCCGACAATGTCATCCCAAGAAATTGCCGATCTGGTCGGCTCCCGGCACGACAAGGTGAAGCAGTCGATTGAGCGACTTGTTGAGCGCGGCACAATATCCCAACCCCCAATGGGGGATGGGCCGAGGTCGGCCAACGGCGTCGTGGTGCAGGAGTACCATGTCTGTAAGCGCGACAGCTTCATTGTGGTGGCGCAGCTCAGCCCTGAGTTCACCGCTGCACTCGTCGACCGCTGGCAGGAACTGGAAGACCGCGCTCGTCCAATGACCCAGGCAGAAATCACGGCGGCGAACGCTAACCACCTGGTGGAGATGGAGCGTCAGCAGCGTGAACAGCAGGTAGCCCTGCAGCGTATCGACGCTCGGGTAACTAGCGTTGAACAGGTTCGCTACCTTGATTCTAGGCCAGCCGGGTTTGAATCAATGACCTCGATCCGGGAGCGCATCAACCTGCGCCACGGCATCCCTCCTTGGGTAGTCAACGCGGTGATGCGTGATATCCCCGGTGCGCCGCTGCCTTTTGCAATGGTGCGCAGCAAGCACGCCGACGACGGTGCCCAACCCTACGCAATTTGGCCTGTGGCCGACATAACTCGCCGCTTCGACCGGTTCGTGACGGAATGCACCCACGAGACCGAGCAGTTCGCCACCCATCCCGATATCCAGCAAGGCCGGTTCAAGCTGTGCCGGAGGAAAACACTGTGAGCAACGTTCTGAACTTCCCACCCGCCGCAGAGGTTGAAATTATCGACGAGGCGTTTTTCGAGAAGTACGCCGACGCCGCGCTGCTACTGAAGTGCTTCGAGGCCGTCCAAGATGCGCTGGAGGTGATCTGCGAGCCCGAATACACGATTGAGAAAGAAGACGACACCCACATCGATCTGATACGGGCCTTCTACGCGCTCAAGGTCATGTTCAAACGCAGGACTGGGCATGACGCTAAGCAGGTCGCACGCGAGCACTGGGAGGCGATGGGGCGGCACTTGCTTGAGGGTGGGCCTGCGCCTGACCGATTCATCCCGATGGTCAAATTTCCTGGCGAGCCACTGCCGGAAGAAGCATTCGACCAGTTGACCGAGCAGCAACTTGCGTGTGCGGCCTTCAACTACAACGAACGAATTCGCCGCGCGATCATGGATAACTCGCCGCATGAGGTGGTGCTGGGCGAGGCGCGCGTTTTCTCGATTGATGCCGCAACCGTGCTGCGCCAGCTTGTGCTGCGCCTTTCTGGTGGATCAGTAGAAGCGATGGCTGCACAGATCGCCCGCAAGCCAGGGGAGACGCTGCAATGAGCATGGAATTGATGGTCAAGGCCATGAAGACGAAGGTCGGCAATCCTCTGCGCAAGCTGGTGCTGATCAAGCTGGCCGACAACGCAAACGATATGGGCGAGTGCTGGCCGTCGTATCAGCACATCGCTGATCAGTGTGAGATCGGTCGTTCCACTGTGAAGGTCCACATTCGTGAGCTGGAAAAGTGCGGGCTGCTGCGCCGCGAGTACCGCCGAAAGGGTGAGTTGAATCAGTCCAACCTTTTTCACTTATCCCTTGATGGTGGGGCAGCGCCTGACCTAGGGGGTGGGGCAGCAGATAACCCACCTGGGGCAGCAGATAACCCAGGGGGTGGGGCAGGAGCTGCCCCCAGAACCAGTCACTCTTTTGAACCAGTCATTGAACCTAAACCTTTGTGCAAACCAGATCCAATGGAAGGGTTCGATCAGTTCTGGAAGCTGTACCCGAAGAAGAAATCTCTCAAGGACGCCAAAAAAGCTTGGGCGAAGCTGGCACCCAGTCCTGAGCTACGTCAGACCCTGATCATTGCTCTTGGCGCACAGTGCCTACAGCGCGATTGGCTCAAGGACGGCGGGCAGTTCGTGCCGCTTGCTTCGACTTGGCTCAACGGCGAGAAGTGGACGGATGATATCGGCCCGCTTGCCAGCGGCATCGGCGCAACCGCCTCCCGTCACACCCAGCTCGATCAGGTTGACCACACCGATGGCCTGGAGCTGGACGCCAACGGCAACTACCGAATCGCTGGGGGTGCCCAATGAGTCTGCACCCGCGTTACACGGTCGACACACGCCCCGGCGTTTGCTCGGTACACGGCCAGTACACCAACACGCTGGTCGAGCAGTTCGGCGCTGACCCGATCTGGTACGGCTGCCCGCGCTGCGATTTCGATAACCGCCACTCGGCTGACATCAGCATCCGCGCTGGCGGTGCGTTGGTCCATACCGAACGTTTGCTGAACGCTCGCCTGCTCGATGCGTGCATCCCGGTCCGCTTCCAGCATGCCACCCTTGAGAATTGGGTTGCTGGGGATGACGACGCCAAGGCTCGTGCCTGGAACGTCGCCAGGGACTACGTGGAGCGCTTCGCCGAGAACTACGACGCTGGCCGCTGTGTGATGCTGCTGGGGCAGGTTGGCTGCGGCAAGACCCACCTTGCCACCGCAATTTTGCAACAGACCGTCAGGTACTTCGGTACCCAGGGAGTGACCGGCCTGTACACCACGGCCAGCGCAATCATTCGCTCGGTCAAGGGCACGTTCGGCAACCCTGCCAAAAACGAGTCTCAGGTCTACGCCGATCTGATCGCCCCGCATCTGCTGGTGATCGACGAAGTGGGCCTGCAGAACGGCACGGACTTCGAGCGCGCGACATTGTTCGAGGTGATCAACGGCCGATACGAGCAATTGAAGCCGACAATCATCGTCAGCAACCTGAACATCACCGACCTGAAGCTGAGCATGGGTGATCGCGCCGTGGATCGCCTGCGCGACCGTGGCGGGCTGGTCTGCGTGTTTCGGTGGCCGTCGGCAAGGGGTGCAGCATGAGGGATCTGTACAGCCTTGAGGCCGAGCACGGCCTGCTGGGGGCACTGCTGCTGGACGCTTCGCTGTTCGACAGCGTCAACGCTCGGGTGACGACGGCCGACTTCGCCTTCGAAGACAACGCCGCGCTGTATCAGGCAATCATCAACACGTACGCCGCTGGGCAGCCGATTGACGCGGTGACTGTGGGTATCGAGTACCCCATGCTGCCGAGCGGGGAGCGAACGCTAGGGTATGCGGCAGATATCGCTAAGAACACCCCAAGCACGGCGAACTGGGCCGGGTACCAGCGCATCGTGCTCGAGCGTTCCGCGCTGCGCCGTGTTGTGGAAGCAGCAGACGTGATCAAGGATTCTGCCAGCGATAACCGGCCGGTGTCCGAGATCATCGCCATGGCTCAGCAGGCAACAGCGGATCTGCGTGACCTGGGCGCGCCAGATCGGAAGGATTACTACAAGTACAGCGAGGTTCTGACCCCCGTAATCGATGGCATCGACAGTCGATTCAATGGCGCCAAGCAGCTCGGGCACTCAAGCGGCCTAAAGGATCTGGACGATCTGATTCGAGGCCTTCGCAACAAAAATATGATCGTGATCGCCGGTCTGCCGGGCTCAGGCAAAACAACGCTGGCCGTTCAGATAGCCCAGCAGATTGCATGCGTCCACAACGGTGTCGGCCTCATCGTCTCGATGGAGATGACCAAGGAAGAACTGGTCACGCGCGGCATTGCGTCCGTGGGCGGTGTAAGCCTGACGCGTCTTGATGAGGGGCATACGCTCCAGGATGAGGACTGGCCGAAGATCACCAGCGCCGTGAACGTACTGCACCACTCCAAGTTGTTCGTTTGCGATGAGGAAGGCATGACCGCTGCCCGCATCCGCTCGACGGCCAGAATGGTGCAGCGCAAGGAAGGGCTCAGCATCGTGGTGGTGGACTACATCGGCCTGATCGCCGCCGAGGGCGCTGGCCAAAACAGAACGCTTGAGCTGGGCAAAATATCGACGGCGCTCAAGAACATGGCCAAGGAGCTGGACGTACCTGTAATCGTGCTGGCGCAACTCAATCGCGGATCAACCAACCGAACTGACAAGAAGCCGCGCCCAAGTGACCTTCGCGACTCGGGCCAGATCGAGGCCGACGCCGACGTGGTGATTCTCGTTCACCGGGACGCGGACAGCGAGGAAGGCCAGAACGGCGTCACCGAGCTGATCGTTGGCAAGTGCCGCCACGCCAAGACCGGTAGCTGTCTCGTTCAGCAGCAGGGGCAGTACGTCCGCTTTGTGGACTTTGCCGGGAATTCATACGCAACAGACGAAGAGGTCGAAATGGGCCGTACGTCATTCGCCAGTCGCTTCAATCGAGGTAGCCAATCATGAGTAACGTAACAGCGGCGCTGCCGCGCAAGAGCCTGACAGCGGTCGAGTGCAAGTTTCTCAAGCTGGGCAACCGACAGTTGCTGGAAAAGACCAATGGCCGGATCGGCTCGGCGGCGTTCATGGATATCGTCGCTGACTGGCACGCATCGCGCGCAAACCTGGGCTTTGAAGAGTTCGCCCGCCGGTGGATATCCGAAGGCAACGCCAAGAGCAAGATCGCGGAAAAGCTGCTGAAAGAACTCTTCGGCATGAACGAACCAACTCCGAGGAAAGCAGCATGAAGAAGCGAACGTATATCGGAAAACCGCTGGGTGATACCGAATATCTGCTGGAGCAGTGGGGCTGGTGGCGCATGGACGGAATGGGCGTTCCGCGTTATGTCTCACAACTGCATGCTCTGATCCGCGAGAACACGCCCAGCGAAGGCGGCGTCAAGGAATACGTCGTAACGGACGATCTTGCGATGGTGGTGGATGGCGCTGTCGCCCGGCTCATCAAGCGCGAACAGCAGATGGGGGATTTCATCTGGTACTACTTCGGCGCAAAGTGGCCAGCGCTTCGAATAGGCCGGGAAATGAACATGAGCGAAGCCAAGGCCAGGGAGATCATCAAGGCGGGCGTCGCATGGATTGACTGCGCCCTTGAGGAAATTCGTGAGGCTGCTTAAAAAGCTCTTTCCACGCGGATAAACACCTGTTTTCATGGCACCGTGTTTAGCTTTTCAAGCGCGACACCCAGACAAAAAAGTCCGGCCGCAGAAATGTGATGTCGGGCTTTTTTATCTCTAACGGTTATCATCGGTCTCTTGAATTTGTGGGAGTTCCGATATGCCGAAAGGATATGAAATTGTGCCAGTTGGGGAAAAGTGGCAGCTCAAATGCGGCGCTACTGTCCTACCTGAGGAATACAAAACCGAGATTGCTGCGCACATTGCGGCGCTAGGAAAGCCCAGGTGCGGAGGGGATCGGCCGAAGCAAGAGAATACGCCGGCTACCAACCCAGATAACCCAGATAACCCAGGCGACTCAGTTGAGAAGTCGAAGACGTCGAAGCTTAAGCGGTAAAGAGGTTTTAGTTTGCAGCCCCGCCAAGTGCGGGGTTTTTTGTACCTGAATTTTGCGCATGCGGCAGATCCAGCAAGGGTTCACGTTGTGAATCAAGGCGAAAGCCCCGGCTCCTTGCTCTGCGGGCGCAGATAGGCGTAAGGGTTGCGACTACGCGGCCGACGCCGGACACCCCATTGTATTTGGGGTATTTATTCTCTATCTGGAGCCGGGATATGCAGACCATAGATCAAAAGATTGCCCAGCTTCAGGCCATTCGCGATGAGCACGGCGGTCACCTGCTGGTGCTTGGTATTCAAGAACTGCCGGTAGCTGAGTTCCGCAAGGTTGACGGTGGCATCGAGCGCTATGCAATCCGGTATTTTCCTGAGGTGGTAGAGGGCAGCGAGCAGTGAGCCTGCCGCCCAACCCATCACACTCGCTTAACCTTCTTGCCAAGGCCAACGATCAAGAATTCCTGTTCGCTGAGCTTGTTGACTGCGTCAGCGCCTGAAGTCTGATATTCGCGGCCATTATTGCGCCACTCGGTCTCTCTAGATCCGAGAGCATCAATGCCGGCCTGCTGAGTGATTTCAATGATGGTAAACAGCTCACCATCTTCAGTCACCGCATGAAAGCGGGCTGTTTCTTGCTGTCTGGTTTTCAAGGGCATATCGCATTTCCGTTTGTTGCTGTGGGGCCTTAAACGGTAGCAGCGATGTGGCACTTAGCTAGTTCTGAACACTATTTGTTGTTGATGGCCACGGCCAGGTTGGGCCTTCGTTTGTATTGGCATGCAATCGCACAGCTCTGCACAAATCCTTAGGGTGACGCCCTGTGCTGAGCTGTTAGGGCTGCGATTGCATGACCAATGCAAATGAGTGCATTCGAACGAGGATGGCGTCGATTGCCAAGTCTGGTGATAATGCCAGTCCGTATCGATCAACCTCTGCAAAGGCGGTACGGGATTAAACCCAGCTCACAAGGCTGGGTTTTTTTTCAGGAAGAAGAGCTCAGTGCGCAGCGATCTGGTCTGAACCCGGAGCTACTGGTAGCAGTAAGTATTCGAATCTCTCAGTTTTTGTCAGTGCTGGCCATTTGATGCTTGGTGCGATTCTGATAAGGTTCGCGGCGTCAAAACCATACGTTAGAGGGATCTATGCAGTCGTTTTTTGCCAAGACATTTGGCGGTCTTACCCCAAGCTACTACTTGCGCCAGCTGTTCTTCGGAGCGCTGATGCTGACGCTAGTCCTTTGGGTTGTTTCGACCTCACCCCAAGGCCTGTCTGCGCAGCCAGGACTGATCGTTTTCCTGATTATCAGCACTCTGCTGTATCCCTACTCGCGCTTCGTTTACGAGAGCGTGGTAGGTTTTATCATGGGTGAGAACGTATTCTTCGTGAATGCCATCTTCATGCTGGTAGCGAAGATAACGACCATGACAGTTTGCTGGTCTATGGCGATCTTCATCGCGCCTATAGGTCTGGCGTATCTGTTCTGGCACAACAGTCGATCTGCCGCGTAGTAACTGAACCGTTTCTGATGAGCCCAGCTAAACGCTGGGCTTTTTCATTTCTGGAAGTTAGCGCCCAGCGGTGGGCAATCTGGTTTGGGCTTGTGGTGCTGCCAGGGCTTGTGAAAAGGCATCCATGCCAGCGTGTTATGCAGTCTCGTCAGCAGCGAAGAAGCTAACTTGAACCTCGGTAATGCCATTGGACATGAGTGCTTTCGGGAAGTCGCTACCAGCCTTCAGGGGCAGGCCCTCAATGAGGCATATAGTGCGGCAGGCAAAATTGAGGGCTGACTCGTTTTCAGAGCGATGAGCTTTCGCAGCGGTTGGTATCTCGCGCTTTTCGCCGAGAGCATTGAGGTACGAAATTTTTCTCACAGACATGGCGTCACCTTTTAGTTGTAAGGCCTTCCAGGCTGCTTCGGCCAAGAAGGTGGATCTGCTTTTCAGTTTGTGTTCTTCGACATGTTTGTCGATCTGCTGAATCACGAAGCCTGGCAACGTCACGTTGACCTTCTCGGTTTTCCCAAGATAAGGCGTGATGTCGATTTCCAACATCCCCCAGCCCATTCCGGCGAATTCGGGATTTTTAACGTGCTGAGCCATATTTCCGGGCTCTGGAATTGCGCCGCCAGCTTCTGCGATTTCTTGCAGCATGATATGGGCAACCTCGACCGCCGCGGCATGAGCCTCTTCGAAGGTATCCCCAGCAGTGATTGCGCCGGGAATGTCGGGGATCTGAATGCCGTAGGCGGTGTTCTCGTCGCCCCATTCGATGCACATTGGATATTTCATTTACGTCTCCTGCGAAGGTGCAAAGGTGTAGCCGGGTTAGATCAACCCGGCTGTTTTCTTGATTCCCCTTACCGTTCCCCTTGGTAGGTCTTTCTTAGGGTGGGGTACTGCTACGGTGTTGGGGTTCGTTGGATGCTTGAACATGTGGTGGCTTCCGTCGATTCTCTTGAGAACCCATCCAGCATCTTCAAGCTCCTTTATCAACGCTTTGCTTTGCACCTCCGTCTCCTTGTGTGTGGTTGATGTGGTAATCATAACTCTAGGGTTATGACCTGTCAACACACAAAGGTAACTCTGGGGTTATTTATTTTTGGTGTAGACCATAGTCAGGGTGGACCCTCGGGTGGGCCTGAACGCGGTATTGCCGGTCGTCACGCGTTACGAAAGAACACCGGCAGCCAGCGTGCCCTTGCTCCGTTACTCACTGGGGCAGCGCTGGCGGGCAGCGTGGGAAGACACGCATTTTATGCAGGTGATTAAAGCCCGGCATGGTCGTAGCGTTAAGCCGATCAGCGACAGGGGGAACAGTCAGCGTGGGGACTGGAGGGAAGCGCCACGACAGCGTTCTGAAAGGATCGCCATCTGCACCCATTTCGAGCCTCGGCATTTGCCGGGGCTTTTTCGTTTACATCTCCCCGAAAGGGAGGACACCGGATGCCGAACATGCCTGAAAAGCCAGACACATGGGCGGCACTCTGGGTCGCCCTTTCGAATCCCTCAGTGCAGGGCCTGATCATGGCCGTCATCGTTTCCCTACTGCGCATCCTTTACGACGCGAAAGAAACCAGTAAGCGCCGGATCTTTTTCGAAGCTTTGATCTGTGGTGCCTTGAGCCTTGTGGCTTCAAGCCTGATCGAATGGATGGCTTGGCCTCCGAGTCTGTCAGTGGCAGCCGGCGGCAGTATTGGATTCCTCGGCGTGACCGCTATTCGTGAACTGGTGACGCGCTTCCTTGGGCGCAAGGCGGACGCAGCATGAAGGCATTTGCAGCTGCATTCATCGTTGCCCTTGTCGCGCTGCTGCTGATCGGCTTCCAGCAGTATCGATATGTCGGGCTGGAAGGCGCACTCACGGTCGAGACCAAAGGCAAGAACGACGCCATTGCTGCCAACACCGAGAGCCAGGCCACCATCACCACACTGCAGGCTGAAGCCAAGCGCAACGCTGCATACACGGCGGACCTGGCCAAGCGCATCAAGGTCAGCGAAGACAAAGCCAAACAGGCGAGGAAAGACTTTGAAACTCTCAAACGAAACAGCAAGCCTGTTCGCGATTGGGCTGCTCAGCCTTTGCCTGACGGCCTGCGCGGCAAAGCCGCCGGTAGTGACAAAGGTCAGCGCGGTAAGGATTGAAGCGCCAGCGCTGGTCCCTTGTGAGCGGGTTGAAGATGAAGACCTCGCCGACAACGGTCAGCTGTGGGAACTGAAGAATCAGGCCATCAAGCTGCTCGACACATGTGCAGATCAGGTAGACGCCCAGATCGTGCGCAGCCAGAGCAAATGAAGAAGTCACGGTCAGTCACAGCACCCGGCTACCCGCCGTTCCCCATGATCATGCAAGAAGACCACGACCACGCTGGAGCACTGGCATACGCCCAGGGCATCTGGCCCGCATGTTTCATTCAGTGAGGCTTCACCAATGACCCGTTTGAAGTCACTCGGCAACCGCGTCGGCACTCAAATCAACCCTCTGCCAGTGATGGTGCCGGGATCGTGGCGAACCGATAAGACGTCATCCAGTCAGCGTGGCTACACCTACGCATGGCAGAAGGCGCGAGCCGGGCACCTGCTGAGTCATCCGTTGTGCGTGTACTGCGACCGATTGGGTCGAGTCACTGCCGCCACTGTAGTCGACCACATAGAGCCTCACCGGGGCGATATGACGCTGTTCTGGGACCGATCCAACTGGGCATCGCTGTGCGCCACCTGTCACTCATCCGTGAAGCAGCGGGAGGAGGCCAGGAGCTTGTAGCACGCCAACTCCCCGAGTTGTCGTGCGCTTTTTTGGTGCGGCACGCCAGTGACGTGCCACCGAGGCGGGGGTGCCTCGAAAGTCTGGAGCTTTCGTGCTCTAGACCACCCGGTCCGCATTCGTAGTTTTTTTCCCCTTTTCAGGATTTTTGTTAATGGCTTTAACACCCAAAAAGCGCGCATTCGTCGATGCTTTGAGGGGAGGTGCGTCCAATAAAGAAGCCGCCATAGCCGCTGGTTACAGCGCTTCCAGCGCATCTGCTGCCGGATCAAGGCTCGCCAAAGACCCTCACGTCTTGGCGGCACTCGCGAGCAGCACCGTTAACAAAAATGTTAAAGCCAGGTCGCCAGCCACACAGGCCGAACCAGAACAGCCCGACGTCAGCGACGCGGAAGACGGCCCAGCCTTCGACCTGTCCAGAGCGCTGACCTTCACCGACCCCAAGGCATTCCTTATCGCCGCCATGAACGACCCGGAAGCGGAGGCAAAACTGCGAGTCGACGCCGCCAAGGCGCTGATGCCGTTCATGCACCAGCGCAAGGGCGAGACCGGCAAGAAGGAAGAAAAGCAAACCGAGGCGGAGAAGGCGGCCGCCGGGATTTACAGCACAGGCAAGCCACCGCCCCTGCGGTCGGTGAAGTAAATGGAATGGTCGACAGCCTGTCCCGACTGGGAGCGGCGGATACTTTCGCGCCAGTCGCTGATTCCATTTCCCCCGCTGTTCCGATCAGAGGCTGACGCCGCGCTCGAGCTATTCAAGTCGCTGCGGGTTGTCGATGTGCCAGGCCAGCCGACTTTCGGCGAATGCTGCGAGCCGTGGGTATTCGATTTTGTCGCCGCGATCTTTGGCGCATACGACGCCGAGACCGGCAAGCAGATGATCCGAGAGTACTTCCTGCTGATCAGCAAGAAGAACGCCAAATCGACCATCGCCGCCGGGATCATGGTGACTGCCCTGGTGCGCAACTGGCGGGACAACGAAGAGCTTTTGATTCTGGCTCCGACCATTGAGGTTGCCCAGAACAGCTACAAGCCTGCCGCCGCGATGGTGCGTGCCAATCCAGTGCTGGAGAAAATGCTCCACGTTCAGGATCACATTCGGACCATCACTCACCTGACCACCAAGGCGGCCTTGAAAGTGGTCGCCGCCGACTCTGACACGGTGTCCGGCAAGAAGTCCGGCAAGATCCTCGTCGATGAGCTCTGGGTGTTCGGCAAGCGGCCCAACGCCGACGCGATGCTCATGGAGGCGACTGGCGGCCAGATTTCGCGGGATGAAGGGTTCGTTATTTTCCTTTCCACCCAGAGCGACGAGCCACCTGCGGGCGTCTTCAAGGAGAAGGTCGATTACTACCGCGATGTGCGTGACGGCAAGATCACCGACAAAAAGTCTCTGGGTGTTATTTACGAATACCCGAAGGCGATGATCGAGGCAGAGGATTACCTAAAGCCTGAAAACTTCTACGTCACCAACCCGAACATGGGCCGATCTGTCAGTCGTGAATGGCTCGAAGACCAGATGATCAAAGAGGCTCAGAAAGAGCCCGGTGCGCAGCGCAAGTTTCTCGCCAAGCACCTGAACGTCGAAATAGGGATGAATCTACGGGCCAACCGGTGGGCCGGCGCTGAATTCTGGATCGGGCAGGCGAGGATTAAGAACCTATCCCTTGAGCAGCTGATCGAGCGCTGTGAAGTCATTGACGTCGGCATCGACGGCGGCGGACTTGATGACTTGCTGGGCATGGCAGTTATAGGTCGTGATGCCAAAACCCGTGAGTGGCTGGTCTGGACCCGTGCCTGGGCTCACCCGACCGTGCTGGAGCGCCGGAAAAGCGAAGCGCCGCGGTTCATGGACTTCGCCAAAGACGGCGACCTGGTGCTGGTTGACTACATCGGTAAGGACGTCGAGCAGGTCGCCGAGCTGGTTTCGCAGATTTACGTGTCTGGCCTGCTGGATATGGTTGGCGTCGACCCGGCGGGCGTAGGCGGCATTCTTGACGCGCTGATCGCTGCGGAAATCCCGAAAGACGTGGTGATTGGCATCTCCCAGGGCTGGAAGCTTGGCGGCTCCATCAAGACCGCTGAACGCAAGCTCGCAGAAGGCGGCATCGTCCATGGCGGACAGCCAATGATGTCCTGGTGCTGCGGTAACGCCAAGGTGGTGCCGGTTGGCAACTCGATCCTGATCACCAAGCAGGCTTCGGGTACCGCAAAAATTGACCCACTGATGGCCTTTTTCAACGCCGTGGCACTTATGTCGCTCAATCCCACGGCGCGGGGCAACGTGGATGACTTCTTTGATAATCCAATAATGGCAGGGCTCTGATGGCGAGCAAAAAGAAACCGGGGCGGATTCGCTCCGCGCTTCAGAGCTGGCTCGGCGTTCCTGTCGGGCTGACCAGCGAAGCGTTTTGGCAGGAATGGTTTGGCACGTCCACCAGCGGTAAAAACGTGACCGTAGAGGGCGCGATTCGGCTATCCACGGTCTGGGCCTGCGTTCGGTTGCTGTCGGAATCGGTCTCCACGCTGCCGCTCAAGTTATACCGGCGCATGCCTGACGGATCTCGGGAATCTGCCCGCGATCACCCTTTGTACCGGGTGCTTTGCCGGACGCCCAACGCCGAGATGACGCCGCAGCGATTCATGCTGATGGTAGTGGCCAGCATCTGTCTTCGTGGCAATGCGTTCATCGAGAAAAAATTCATCGGTAGCCGAATCGTGGCACTGGATCCGCTGAAGCCGCAGTGTATGACGGTCAAGCGCATGGACAACGGCCGGCTGAAATACACCTATAACGAAAACGGCATTGAGCGAGACATCCCCGAAAAGAACCTGATGCACATTCGCGGCTTCGGTCTGGATGGCGTGTGCGGCATGCTGCCGGTGACAACTGGGCGCGACGTGATCGGCGCTGCGATGTCTGCGGAAGAGGCTGCCGCGAAGGTTTTTGCCAACGGCCTGCAGGCTTCCGGCTTCCTCACCGTCGAAGGCGGCGCGGCGCAGGGGGCTGGCACGCTCACTCCCAAGCAGCGCGAGCAGTTGAGGACCAGCCTGGCGGCGTTCAGCAACTCCAAGAATGCTGGCAAGACCATGGTTCTTGAGGCGGGTCTGAAATATCAGAGCGTCACGATGAACCCTGAGGCAGCGCAGATGCTGGAAACCCGGGCGTTCAACGTTGAGGAAATCTGCCGCTGGTTCCGCGTCCCGCCGTTCATGGTCGGGCATATGGACAAGCAAAGCAGCTGGGCGGCCAGCGTCGAAGCGCAGAACCTGCACTTTCTGACCAACAGTCTGCGACCATTGTTGGTGAATATCGAACAGGAAATCACGCGGTGCCTGATCGGTGATGCTGATGCCGATGAGTTCTTCGCTGAATTCTCGGTTGAGGGTTTGCTGCGTGCCGACAGCTCTGGCCGTGGCGCCTGGTACAACACCGCGCTGATGAATGGCTGGATGAGCCGTAACGAGGTCCGCCGCCTGGAGAACCTGCCGCCTATCCCCGGTGGTGACATCTTTACGGTCCAGTCAGCCATGGTGGCGCTGGAAAGTCTGGAGCAGGGCTCGGATATCTCCGCCAAGTTCAACCGCTTCATGTCCAAGGCGCTCACCGCGCACAAGGACGGCAACAAAGAGGCAACACGGGAGCTGTTGCAGGACATCTGCACCGCGCTCGATGGCGGCGACCCCGACGCGCCGACGATGGCCCACGCCCTTATTTCTATTTCCCGGCTCAGCATCACTGAACCCACGGAGTAAACATGACGATCAGAACACTGCCTGCCGCACCGGCGGGCCGCCCGTGCGCGAGCGCTTCATCGGATCTGTTGCCGCTGGCTCTTGAACGCTGGAATCCGGATATTCGTGCCGCGACCGAGGAAGAGAACACGATTTCGATGTTTGACCCCATCGGCTACGACTACTGGACCGGCGACGGCGTGACCGCCAAGCGTATCAGCGGGCTCTTGCGCTCATTCAATGGCGCTGACGTGACAGTGAACATCAACTCGCCCGGTGGCGACATGTTCGAAGGCCTGGCGATCTACAACCTGCTGCGCGAGTACAAAGGCAAAGTCACCGTCAAGGTTCTCGGTATTGCCGCTTCGGCAGCCTCTGTCATTGCGATGGCAGGTGATGAGGTTCGCATGGGTCTCGGTGCGTTCCTGATGATTCACAACTGCTGGGTAGGGGTCGCCGCAAACAGGCTCGGCCTGCGTGAGATGGCTGACACCCTGGAGCCTTTCGATAAGGCCATGGCCGACATCTATGCGGCTCGCACCGGTGACGGCATCGAAGCGATGCAAAAGCTGATGGACGCTGAAAGCTGGATCGGTGGTGGCGCTGCGGTCGAGAACGGCTTTGCTGACTCGCTGCTCGACAGCGCCGAAACCAAGGAAAGCGCCAAGGCTTCCACACCTCAACAAATTGCCGCCCGGCGCCTGGATCTGATCTTGGCCAAGCAGGGCATGCCGCGCTCCGAGCGCCGGGCAATGATTCAAGAACTCAAAACCGGCACGCCCAGCGCTGCCGACTCTGGTACGCCGAGCGCTACCGAATCAAAGGCCGTTCCGGCCGACGCCATTGCTGAACTCGAAAAGGCCCTTGCCTCGTTCAAGTCGGCAGCCTCAACAGTACCTGGAGTTTGAACCATGACCGATACAAACGAACTGCTCAAGAATGTTTCCGCCGAGCTGGCCAAGGCCTCCAGCGAGTTCAGCCAGAAGGCTGAATCCGCCCTGAGCGAAGCCAAAAAGGCGGGCACCTTGTCCGCTGAAACCAAAGCCGTTGTCGACGAGCTGGCCCTGAAATTCAACTCGCTGACCGAGGCTGAAAAGCAGCTCAAGGCCCAGCTGGGGGAGATGGAACAAGAGTTCGCTCGCCTGCCAGCGCAAGGTACTGCACAGGCCCGTGATGGCCTGGGTGCGACTGTCATTAAGAGCGAGGCACTGAAGGCCTTCGCTGCCAGCGTTGAAGGCGGCAAGCGCATCAGCGTTCCAGTGAGCGCGGCCCTGCTGTCCACTGGCGTACCAACCGGCGTCGTTGAGCCGCAGCGTCTGCCCGGTATCGACGTTCAGCCGAAACAGCGGCTGTTCATTCGCGATCTGATTGCGCCTGGCCGCACTGGTGCCCCGGCAATCTTCTGGGTGCAACAGACCGGCTTTACCAACGCCGCTCGCGTTGTCGCTGAAAACACGGCCAAACCGTACAGCGATATTCAGTTCAACACCAAGATCACACCGGTGAGCACCATTGCGCACATGTTCAAGGCCTCCAAGCAGATCCTGGACGACTTCGCGCAACTGCAATCCACCATCGACGTGGAAATGCGTTACGGCCTGAAATACGCGGAAGAGGGCGAGATTCTGTTCGGCGACGGCACCGGCGTTCATCTGCCCGGCATCGTGCCGCAGGCGTCTGTTTACGACCCCGCTTTCGAACCGGAAAACATGACTCAGATCGATCAGCTGCGCCTCGCCATGCTGCAAGCGCAATTGGCTCGGTTGCCCGCCAGTGGCCACGTCCTGCACTTCACAGACTGGGCCAAGATCGAGCTGACCAAAGACACTCTGGGCCGCTACATCATCGGTAATCCGCTGAGCCTGGCAGGCCCGACACTGTGGGGCCTGCCTGTCGTTGCTACTGAGCTGGCAGCGTTCCTGGGCAAGTTCCTTACCGGCGCTTTCCAGACTGGTGCGCAGATCTTCGACCGCGAAGATGCCAACGTGGTGATCTCCACCGAGAACGCTGACGATTTCGAGAAGAACATGATCTCGATCCGCTGCGAAGAGCGTCTCGCTCTGGCAGTGAAGCGCCCGGAAGCGTTCATCTACGGCACTTTCGCTACCCCAGCCCCTTAACCCCGTCAGGGCCACCGATCTGGTGGCCCACTGGAGGCAGCCATGAAGATGAAAACGCTAAAACCGTTGTATCTGGGCGGACAGACCCTGACCGAAGGCCGCTCTTTCGAAACGAACGAGCAGCACGGCCGGGAGCTGATCCAGAAGGGCTATGCCGAGCTGGATGACTCGAAAGATGAGTCAGTGGTTAACCTGGTGGACGAAGGTGGGCCATCGACTTTGGCACTAACCAGCGCTTCGTTGAATCAGCCAGTGCCATTGAAAAAATCGGCTGACCCAACCAAGAAAAAAGGCGCGTGACATGTCGGTGATCAATATCGAAGCGGCCATGCTGCACTGTCGGGCCGAAGAGGCGGATCGTTCTGACGTGCAGCTCAAGCTGGAAGCTGCAGAAGAGTCCGCAATGGCCTACCTGAATCGGTCGTTCTACGCCGATACCGAATCCATGGCTTCGGCGGTGTTGGATCTTTCGGCTGGTGAGGACCCGATGATAATCAACAAGGCGATCACAGCGGCCTGTCTGCTGATCCTTGGCAACCTTTACGCCAATCGTGAAGACAGCGTGGTGGGTGTCAGCGTCGCCGAGCTGCCGCAAGGCTCTCGGTCGCTGCTGCACCCTTACCGCGTGTCGCTGGGGGTCTGATGCGCGCCGGTCCATTGAGGCACGTGTGCGAACTGCAGCAGGTGACGCGAGTTCGCGAGCCTGGTGGTGGTTACGCTGAAACGTGGGAAAAGGTCCGAGACGTGCGCGCAGAAATCACCGTCCCTACCGGGCGCACCCAGGTGGTGGCCCAGCAGATAACTTCGGTGATCTCGGCTGAAATGCGCTGCCGTCCGGCGCCTGACCTGGTTGCGCAGCGCCGCTTGGTGCATGGCGGGATCACGTATCTGATTGAGGCCGTTCTACCCGATAACGAGCGCAGCATGCTTCGCTTGCTGTGTTCCAACGTCCCAAACCCTTAAGGAATCAGCATGAAGCTCATTGCGAAAGCCAATTTGTCCGGCCCGTTCGGAAGCGTTGAAGCCGGCGGAGAGTTTATCGTCAACGCAGCGGCCGGCGCTGAACTGGTCCAGCGCGGCATTGCCGAGGAGGTCCCGACCACCAGTGCCAAGTCCAAGGACCTCGATAAAGCTCCTGCCGAGGCATCCTGATATGGCCAGACGCTCTAGAGGCGATTTCAAGCTGCGAGGCCTCCTGCGCCGGATCGTAAACCAGATGGAAAGTGATCTGCGGCCAGCGATGGTCGCTGCGGCCGATTTGGTGCTTGCCACCCAGAGGGAGCTGATTCCGAAGGATACGCACAAAGCCGAAGAGACCCTCAAAGCGTTCGTATCAAAGTCAGGTCTGGATGCCCAGATCGGCATCCGGGGCAAGCGGGACAACAAAAGAGTGTTCTATGCCAAGTTCACCGAGTACGGCACGAAGCAGTATAAATTCGGCGATGCCATGATGGCGGCCAGGCCTGCGCATCCGTGGCTCCGTCCATCGATCGATCTAAACCGGGACGATATTGCTCGACTCATTCGGGCAGCGATTCAGAGCACTCTGGCCAAGGCGGCAGGGGGCGTTCGATGAGCAGCCCGGACATGGCCCTGCAGATTGCCTTGGATAAGCGACTGACTGAAAAACTCACCGTGCCGGTGTTTGATGCGGTGCCTGAAGGCACGCCTTATCCGTATGTGACGCTCGATTACGAAGTGTCCGGCAACACCACTCCCATCTATGGGCGGCAGCGCGAGAATCGGCTGTTTTACCTGTCTGTTTGGAGTGATTTTCAGGGGCAGATGGAAGTAAAGCGGATCATGTCCGAGATCTACGAGGCCCTGAACGAAAAACCTCTGCGTCTGGACGAGGGCCGAGCTGTTTCTGTTCGCGTTATTCGATCCCAGACCACCCGCGAGCCTGACGGTAAAACCTACATGGGTTCAGTCACGCTCCGAATTATCACCCAGCACTAATTTCCGCTCATCCGGCCGCGATGCGGCTACATCACCTGTCCTCAGGAGGACTACCCATGCCTGTAAATACCGCTGCCGGTACGCGACTTTCTATTGGTCCGCGTCTCACGGCAAAACTCCCGGCGACTGAAGCTGCCGCAATCACTCTGTTCGCCGGGCTGACTTACGTCGAAGTTGGCGAACTGGAAAACATCGGCGACTACGGCGACGAAGTCGGTGATGTCACGTTCTCGGCCCTGGCTGATTCGCGTACCCGCCACCTGAAAGGCCTGGCTGATGCTGGCTCGGTTGAACTGGCGATCGGCTTCGATGTTGGTGACGCTGGCCAGCTCGCGCTTGTGGCGGCGCAGAAAGACCGCTCGCAGTTCGACTACCCGGTGAAAGTCGAGTACGTCGACGGCCTGATCGACTATTTCGCCGTCAAGGTGATGAGTTCTCGCAAGACAGTCGGCGGCGCTGAAGACGTGATCAAACGCAACGTCACCGTAGGCATCAACTCCGGCATCTACGAAGTCTTGCCGACGCCGTAAGCCCTGCCTGCAATGCCTGGTGCTGCAATTCTGCGGCACCGGTTCCAAACCTTATTTTAGAGAGATAGACACATGTCCAAGACTGACCACGGCACCGTTGATGTTGAAGTTGGCACCGAGCTGTACACCCTGACGTTCAACCTGAAAGCGGTGAAGCGCATCGAAAAGATGTTCGGCGGCATCCTCCCTGCGATGCATGAGGTTCAGAAGTTCAGCCTGCAGGCAGTAACCCAAGTGATCGTTGCTGGCGCTGGCCTGGCACTGAAACCTTCCGCGATGGAAGAGCTTGAGGAAGAGATCTACAACCAGGGAATTATCAGCGTCACCCCGCCACTGATCGAATACCTCGGTGCATTGTTGAACCCCGCTGCCAAAACCGCAGAGCAGCAAGAAGCTGCCGCTGCCGCTGCTGCTGACGCGACAAGCCCCAAGCCAAAAAAGTAAAGCGCGACGGCAACGGTAGTTATGTCGACGAGCTATTCGGCATGGCTACCGGCTGGCTGGGCTGGCCGCCCAGTGAGGCCTGGACTATCCCAGTTCCCGAAATCCTCATGGCTTGGGATGCAAAGGTCGAATTCCTGCGCAACACCAATCCATTTGGCGCGAGTGAAAAGCCTAAAACCAAAGAGGCGATTGGTCGTGACATTCGTATTGGGTTCCGGGCTGCCGCGATAGGTCGCAAGACAGAGGCGACGTAGGCAGCGCCTTTATCCTTTGATAGTCTCCAAGCTTTACCAGAGGGGCTTCACATGAAATGGATTGCGCTCACGGCTGCCGTATTGCTTAGCGGTTGCGCAGCAACCCCTGCAGATTTTACTGAACACGAACAGGTCGAAGCGTCCAAGATTCGCCTTTATGCGCTTGGCGAAAATGCTCCTGCGCATAAGTCGCTTGGCAAAATCGAAAGTAACTCCTGCGATAGCGGCACAACTGCCCGATATGCAGGCAGTCGTGACGAAGCTCTTCTTTTGCTGAAGCTTGAGGCTGTGCGAAGAGGTGGCGATATTGTTGTCGGCTATAGCTGCGCAACCAAGGCCGTAGACTGGACGAGCAATTGCTGGGCTTCACAGAGATGTGATGGGTTGGCCGCGAAAGCCAACTGAAACTGAATTCCATAGACCCGCTTCGGCGGGTTTTTTATTG